AACTGGAGATAGTTTTTTACTAAATCCTAAAGCGATATTTAAGAATAAACTTCAAGTAACTCTAGAACAGATGGTTGCCTATATGGAACTAGCAAGTTATAGGAATTACTTAGATTATAAGTGGCAGGGTGTAACAACCTTACCATATAGATATACAGAGATAACTCGGAGAGATATAGAGGACAATCCTTTATTAGAACTTGATGAGCAAGATAATATAAAATTTTATTACGAGGAAAAATAATATGGCAATTACATTTAAGAATGTTACAGGTAAAGCAAAAAAGTCTTCAGTAGACGCATACACATACAAAGAAGGCAACAATGTTGTTCGCATAGTAGGAGACGTTCTTCCTAGATATGTCTATTGGGTAACAACAGCAGACGGTAAACGTGTTCCTATGGAATGCTTAGGGTTTGATAGAGATAAAGAACAATTTACAAATATTGAAAAGGATTGGGTAAGACACTACCATACAGATATGAAATGTTCGTGGGCATATGCAGTACAGTGTATTGACCCAGACGATGGTAAGGTTAAAGTACTTAACCTTAAAAAGAAATTATTTGAAGCAGTAATGGTTGCAGCTGAAGATTTAGGTGACCCTACAGATACAGCAACTGGTTGGGATTTAGCGTTCAAAAAGCAAAAGACAGGCCCACTACCGTTTAATGTAGAGTACACTTTACAAGTATTAAAGTGTAAAGTACGACCTCTAGATGAAGCTGAGTTAGAAGCTATCAAAGAGTTACCTAATATTGACGATGTTATTAGTCGCCCATCAGCAGACCAACAGAAAGAGTTCATTGAAACCAGAATTCTAGAGAATGTTAGTCCAACTAATGTGCCAACAGAAGTTGCAGAGGAAGTTGCTGAATTACTATAATTAAGTAGCACAAGGAGAGCCCCGTAACAGGGGCTTTTTTATCGCATAAGGAAACAACCAATGAAAATTTTATTTACAGCAGATTGGCACATCAAGTTGGGTCAGAAGAGTGTACCACGAGAGTGGGCGACTAACAGGTATGAATTAATGTTCAGTGAATTATACAAGTTAGAGAAGACTGCAGACTTACACGTTATCGGTGGAGACATATTTGATAGGATGCCTACTCTTGACGAGTTAAGCCTATACTTCAAGTATATTAGGGATATAGGTATAAAAACTATTATATACCCTGGTAACCACGAAGCATTAAAGAAAAACACTACCTTTTTAACAAACTTGAAAGATGTGACTAAAGCCATTAACCCTTTAGTGGAGATTATAGATGACTATTATAAACTAGAGGATATGGATTTTATCCCTTATAATAAGTTAAAAGAGTTCGATCCTAAGGACTTCAGCGGCAGAACGCTATTTACGCATGTTAGAGGAGAAATACCTCCGCACGTACAACCAGAGATAGATTTGAGGAAGTTAGACGAGTGGGAGCTAGTTATAGCAGGAGACTTACATTCTCATACCAACTCTCAAAGAAATATAGTGTACCCAGGCAGCCCAGTTACTACTTCTTTTCATAGGAATCCTGTAGATACAGGAGTATTACTATTCGATAGTGAAACTATGGACTGGTCTTGGATGAAACTAAAGCTACCTCAACTTATTAGGCAGACAGTTAATCATCCAGATCAAATGATTAAGACTAACTATCATCATACAATATATGAATTAGAAGGGGATGTTAGTGACTTAGTAAAAGTAGATAAAGATAATGAGTTATTAGATAAGAAGCTAATAAGAAGGCATAATGACTCCGCTCTTATCCTAACACCCGAAATGACTTTAGAAGATGAACTATCTGAGTATCTTCAGTTTATTATGGGATTAAATGAAAAGAAAGTTAAAGAAGTTTTAGGAGTATTTCATGATTATACTTAAAAGTTTAAAATGGTCTAATTGTTTTTCGTATGGAAACGATAACAGCTTAAACCTAGAAAAAGATCTTATAGTACAATTAGTGGGTACAAATGGTACTGGTAAGAGTTCAATTCCTTTACTAATCGAAGAGGCTCTATTTAATAAAAACTCTAAGGGTATTAAGAAGGTCGACATTGTTAATAGAAGTAATAAAGACAATGGATACAGTATCTCTCTAGACTTTAGTGTAGATAGTAGAGAATATAGTATATCAGTAGATAGAAAGTCTAGTATTAAAGTAGTTTTAATATGTGAGGGAGAAGATATATCATCACATACTGCTACTAATACTTTCAAATCTATAGAGAATGTAATAGGTATGGACTTTAAAACCTTTAGTCAGTTAGTATACCAAAGCACTACTAGTTCCTTACAGTTCTTAACTGCTACAGATACTAACAGGAAGAAGTTTCTTATTGAACTACTAAACTTGGATAACTACTTAACTCTATTTGATAACTTTAAAACCGCACACAAGGAAGCATCTAATGAAGTGTCTGAGATTAGGGGCGGTATAGAAACTATTAATAGTTGGATATCTACTAATCCTATAAAAAGCACTACGAAAAAAGAATTAGTAGAAGTACCAGAAGCTCCAGAAAACATAATCTCAGCAAGAGCTTTAGTACAAGAAAAGTTAAGTAATATCTTAGAGATTAATACCAAGATTAACATTAATAATCAGTATAAGAGTCAACTATCGGAGCTTAGCGCTAATGAATTAACTAGAGAAGTTAAGCTACCTGAAGGCATTAGAGAATTAAATGAGGAATTTACATCTTTAAAAACTATTATTGCTCAAGCAAATACAGTATTACGTAAAATCGAAAGTTTAGGGGACAGTTGTCCTACTTGTTTGCAGGATATTGACTCTGATAAAACAAAAGAATTAGTAGACGAGCAAAGAAATACAGTATCAATAAGTACTAAAAGGAAGAGCGAGGTACAAAACCTTGTAGTTAATCTAAAGAAACAACTTCAAGACTATACAAAACATCAATCAACTATTGAAAAATTTGAAAAGCTTTCTTCCTTAATAGATAATAAGCTGCCTAGTAAGACAGAAGACAAGTTAGAGTTAGAAGAGCAAATCAATAAGTTTACTGCCGAAATTTCGGAAAAACAATCGGAGATTAGGGATATATCATCTCAAAATAACGAAATAACCAAATTTAATACCGAGTTAGACTATCTAGTTAAGCAAGTAAAAGAATTTAAGTTAAAGATGTTATCTGAAGAGTCTAAGTTAAAGAAAACTAATGATGTTTACGCTAACCTGGAAGTATTAAAGAAAGCATTTAGTACTAATGGTTTAGTAGCTTATAAGATTGAAAATTTAGTAAAAGACTTAGAAGACTTAGTTAATCAATATCTTGCTGAATTATCTGATGGAAGATTCGGGTTAGAGTTTGTTGTTAATAATGATAAACTTAATGTTGTTATCTCCGACGAAGGCAGAGATATTGATATTCTTGCTTTAAGTAGTGGTGAATTAGCGAGAGTTAATACCTCAACACTATTAGCAATCAGAAAATTAATGAATACCTTATCTAAGTCTAGAATAAATGTATTATTCTTAGATGAAGTAATTGGGGTTCTTGATGATGAAGGCAGGGAGAAGCTTATTGAGGTATTACTAAAAGAGCATGATCTCAATACCTTCTTAGTAAGTCATGGTTGGAGCCACCCACTATTGACTAAAATTAATGTGGTTAAAAATAATAAAATATCGAGGTTAGAAAATGATTAAAGTAACAAAGGAAGAAGCAGTTTTAAAGATTAAAGAAGATGAGTATGTAAGCGTATGTTGGGTTACCGACGGGTGCCCTAACTGCGAGTACTTCGAAGAGATATTAGAAGAGTTACAGGAGGATTTACCTAATTGGAAAATGTATAAGGTAGAAGTACCTTTCTTATCCGAAGACCTGGTATTTGAACCGAGTATGTACCCAACTAACTTTATATTTGAAAAAGGGGTTAGGAAAGTAGTGGCAGTAGGAGTAGGAATTAAGGAAGAAGTACTGACCACTTTTAAAAACATCGAAGCAGGTAACTTTAAGACAGACGAAGAGATAGTACAAGAGCAGTTAGACCACCTAGAAAGTATAGGGGTTGACATAGCAGATGTAGTAATGGAGTAATACATGGCTTCTACTAATAAGAGCAAGGCTAAAGGTACTAGAGCAGAGGCCGCGTGTTGTAAGGTACTTAGAGCCTCTACCGGATGGAATTGGGAGCGGATACCTCTTAGTGGCGCTCTAGACGCTAAGCACGGGCTAAAGGGGGATGTGTATATACCTAAGGAACTTATGAAGTACAGCGTAGAAGTTAAGCACTATAAAGACGACCACCTTACTAGCAAGCTGTTAACAGGTAAGACTCCTCAGATTATGGAATGGTGGGAGCAAACTGTGAGAGAGCAGCAAGAGAATGAAGTAGAGCATCCTCTGCTAATATTTAAGTTTGATCGTAGTAAATGGTTTGTAGGGTTCTTGCAAGAACCCGTGAATGACTATAGACATCTGTATTACTCTGAAGGATTCTATCTGGCTAAGTTAGACGACTGGCTTACTGATCGTTCTAAGGACGACTGGGTTTGGAAAAGAACCTAAAACAACAAAACCCGCAATTACGCGGGTTTTTTTATATTTATTACTTTGTTAGATCTCTATCCAACCTGTAAGTACATATTTTGACCCAGATAATGGAGGGTTGCCTCTATGTAAATGAGTAAAAGCACCTGGCCAAATAACTAGTGTACCCTTTTTAGGGGATACTCTAGTATGTTGGTAAAGAAACTCTGTCTCTCCACCCTCCTCTACGTCATTTAGGTACAATATCCAAGTCAATAAGCGATTACTAACCTCCCTCCCACTAGCCTCATAATGCCAACGATGGTACCCCTCTCCAGGAACTGTCTTTTGTACTTTTACAGTAAGTAATTGGTAAGGATCAGAAGACTCATTCAAGGATTCTGAGTACTCCTCAGCATAGGGTGAAAAGCCCTCCGTCCAAAATATATCAGTAAACCCTTTTGCAAGCTCTCCGGAAGCGTGCTGAAGATGAAAGTCTGCAGCAAATAGTGAGTCGTCCTTCTTAGCAGACATGGGCATACCTTTCTCAAGCTCCTGCCTACTCTGCGTGAACCCCATAGACTTAGCCCATTCGTATGTTTCTATAACTTCATCGCAGAATTTTTCAGTGTATATATTATCGTATACTCCAATAAAGTTTTTCATTTAGCCTTCTATACCCATTGTCCAGAAATATCATTCCAAGAGGTACCTTCGGGTCTAGCAGGTACTCTTCTCCAGTCCCCTGCCCCCGAATCCTCAGAGGCAATTTCAATACCTATAGAATCGTCCTCTACTCCATCTAAGGTTATAAATGAAGTCATTACAGATACGAAAGCCGTTTGTATACTATCATCGCTATCCGCATACCTAACATAATGAGCCTTAGGGTACGAAATGGACTCCCAGACTAGGTTGTTTTCTGCCCAATGGTAGGTCTCTTTCTCTAAACCGAAGTCATCCATCTCTACGGATGGTGCTGCTCCTGCAGGACTAACCCATACATTAGCTTCCAGGTCAAAAGTCCAAGACGGGTAAGGCTGTATAGGCATAAAAATATCTGATACAGAGTCGTAAGAACCTCCTACAACCGCGTAGGACCCG